CTCGGCTATGTCGAAATTCACCGTCACTGGAACGACGGTCCTCACCGCTGGAACGATTGATTTCCCTGCGGGGATCACGACCAACGGCACCTATGACATCATCGTCTCCACGGGAGCGATGAGCGGCTCGCTGCCCACGGTAGGCACTAACTCGACAGGCAAGACCCTCACTCTTCAGCAGACCGGAAACACACTTCAAGTCGTAGTCAGTTAATAAACAGCAGCCATGTCCCCCACACTACAGGAAATCGTCACAGCAAAGCAAATCGCCTTAGACACTATGTGCAAAGGTCCCATCATGCACACAGCCCTTCTGGATGTGTGGCGTTCCGCTATTGACAAGGTATGGGATCACGACCGTCCCGACCTCGTACTCGCTGAGTTTGGGACCCACGCAGCCAGGCTCTTTGCCAACAGTAACGCGACCATAGCCCTTCTGGAATTTATGGAACCTGGCTGCACTGTTGACCGGCTCGCCAAGATACACCCATGTACCGCACATGTAGACGGCACGGTCACCATTAACGAAACCTGATGACACAGGCCCTCAAGTCTCTGTTTGCCTCCTTGAAGTTGAACCACGACTACAAGGAGGTTTTCAATTCTCCTCAGGGCCAACGGGTCTTGGCCGACATACTGAAACGTGCCGGTGTCACGCGCCCCCAGTTTGAGGCTGACCCTGAGAAGGCTCGCTTCCTTGAGGGCCACCGCCACTTGGCCCATTCCATCTTTCGGATGGTTCATTCCTCGGATGAGCCACTCCTCAAACTGATTGCCGAGGAACAAAACAAACAAGAACAACATGTCACTCATTACAACTGATCCGTCAGGCCAAGCGCCTGCTGGTAGCCAGCCTCCGGCTGGTCAGCAAGTCGCCGCCCCTGTGGGTAGTCAGCAAGCCACATCCGCCTTCGACTTCCGTTCCGTCCTCCCCGAGGACATTCGTTCCGCCCCGACCTTCGAGCCGTATTCAAAGGTTAAGGACAAGGACGAACTTCTCACCCAACTCGCCCGCGGCTACCACAGCTCGCAGGGTATGATCGGCAAGAAGGGTCTTCTCCCTCCTGGCGAAAATGCCACCCCCGAAGAGCGCCTCAACTTCCGCAAGGAAGTCGGCAAGGTCCTTGGCACTCCCGAGAACCCGGACGGCTACCAGTTCACCTTCCCCGAAGGCTACACGGCCAACGAGGTCGAGCTGACCCAGTGGAAGAAGAACATGCACGCCCTGGGCATCCCTGCCTCTGACGCACAGAAGATGGCCGACTCCTTTTTCCAACAGGAGATGGGCAAGCAGAAGGCCGAGCAGGACAAGCTTCAGGGTTGGGAAAATGAAACCAAAACTCGCCTCGGCGCAAACCTCGACCGCGACCTCAACCATGCCCGCTATGCACTTCGTGAACTCGACAAGGACGGAAGACTGGGAGCGGTACTTGAGGAATCTGGCCTTGGCTCTCATCCTGAGGTCGTCGTCATGCTTTCCAAGATTGGCTCCATGCTAGGTGAGCGCGGTCCCCGCGGCGAAGGTGCCGCCGTCCAGGCGTCCTCCATGGCCCCTGACCAGGCTCAGGCCGAGCTTCAGCAGTTCGAGCGCGTCAACCGTGAGGCGATCTTCAACGCGGCCCATCCGGACCACGATCACTTCATCAAGCGTCGTGGTGAGTTGTACATGGCCGCACATCCGCGGAAACAGGCTTGACCTGTGTAGTGGTTACGTCATCACGGAAGTGTCGGGGGTAGCGTTCCAACGTCCCCGACCTTCCGTGAGAACGGCGATTGGCGTCCGTAAGGCGCAAGGGAGATCCGAAAGGGCAATCAACCGACCAAGGTGTCAACGACCTCTTCGTTGCGGTCAGAAACCCAATCTTAATATTTTGCTCCCATGAGCCAAGAAATCGAAAAAGCTTATATCAATGCCTTCAAAGGCGGGGTCGAGCAGGCCTTCCAGCAAACCGTGTCCAAATTCCGTGGCGTGGTTGAAACTGGTTCCCAGTCTGCCGAGTTCGAATTCGAAGATCGCGTCGGCCTCGCTGACGATGTTAACGAGGTATCCACTCGTTACGGCACCAACCCCATGAACGATGTCCCCCACGATCGTCGCCGCAGCTCGCTGCGTGACTTCGATTGGGGCAAGCCCATCGACGAGAAGGACCTCATCCGCGTCGCCACCGACCCGACCAACGCCTACTCCACGGCTGGTATGGCCGCCCACGCGCGCAAGATGGACTCGGTCATCATCTCCGGTCTGACCGCCCCTGCCTTCACCGGCAAGGAAGGTGAGAACACCGTCTCGTTCGTCTCCACCACCAACGCCAAGGTCACCGTCGGCGCTGTCTCCAATCAAGCCGGTCACATCGTTGCGGACTCCCGCTACGCTGTCACCGCCGGTCTGTTTGAAGGCATCGACGTGAACTCCAGCTTCGGTTCGGCCACCTCCGGCCTGACCCTCGCCAAGCTGAAGGTCGTCAAAGAGACGATGCTCGGCACCCTGGCCCTTGAGCAGAGTGAGTTCCCCGTGATCAATGCCTTCATCGGCCGCCGTCAGTGGGACAACTTGCTTGGTATAAATGAAATTGTGAACAACGATTTCACCACCCGTGGTCGTCTTGAGAAACTCGAAGTCGTCGAGTGGGGCGGTTTCCGCTTCAACATCTCGGAGCGCCTCACCAAGACCGGCAACGACCGTCAGTGCTTGTTCTTCCTGCCCCGCGCCGGTAAGCTCAAGTTCAGTGCCGACATCACAGCCACCATGTGGCGCTTGCCTGATCGCAAAAACATCCCCTACATCTACATCAAAGCCGGCTACGGCTTCACCCGTATGTGGGGCGAGTGTCTGGCCCGCGTGTCCTGCACCGAGGCTTAAACCTTAACCTAAGGAACAACACACCATGCCTAATCACGTCTCCGCTCAGGTCCAACGCACCGTCGGCCAAAAATATCAGCTCTCCAACGGCTTCTCCGAAGTCGATGGCGAGGTGAGCTTCTCGGCCTTCGAGCGCAACACCACCACCCCCGCTGGCTCCACCGACTTTGAAGGTGTTGCCACGTCCGCCAACATCGTGCAGAACGATGTCATCTACGCTGTCCGCCTCAAAAAGGGCATGCGTATCCTTGGCGGCCGCCTGTTCACCGAAGCCCTCGGGGCCTCGGTCACCATCAAGATCGGCACCGTCGAATCTGACGCCGCGTTCCTTGCCGCCACCTCGGTTGCATCGGCCAGCGCCACGGAGTTCGCCGCGACCTACGCTCTTGGTGCCGGACAGGTCCTCACGGCCGATACCTGGCTCATCCTGACCGTCGCTGGGGCCAACCCCACGCTGGCCAAGGTGATCTCGGGGTACATCATGTACGCAAAGAACTAAGGTTCTCGACATCCCGCCCCGCTGCCCACAAGGTAGCGGGGCTTTTAATTTTATGCCACAGAACATCACCCAGATCGCAAATTCGGCGCTCATAAAACTGGGTGCCAATCCAGTCTCCGTCCTGACCGAGACCACGCGCGAGGCCCGCCTCGTATTGGAGCGAATCCTGCCGATCATCCACCGCGTCCTGCGTGACCACTCGTGGCACTTTGCTTTGCAGACGGTCCTGCTGGCCCCCGTGTTTCCGGCTGTGGCCTTGGGCCGCTGGACCTACGCTTTCACGATCCCGACCAATTGCCTTCGTCTTCGCTCACTCCAGACAGCTGGAACCACCCCATCTTTGATCACCGACTACGAGATCATAGGTGACAAGATCTACTGCAATGAGTCGTCCGTGTTCCTGCGGTTCACCGATCAGGTAATCTTGAACCACGATTCGGCCGTCCGGTTTCCTGACGACTTCGCCGACACGGTGGCTGCCTTCCTCTGCTACGAGATCAGTCCGTCGATTACCAGCTCACTCCCGCTCCGCGACGACTTCCTGTCCTTGGCCAACCGGAACCTGTCCTTTGCCCGCTTTAACGGTGCCGTCGAAGTCCCACAGTACAAGATGGACGACTCCTCTTGGCTGGACTCCCGCCTCACCTGGAACGGTGACGATCGCA